AACTTACAATAAATAGTTATACAACATCGATTAAACCAGTTGTTATTGTAAAAGAAGGTGTTATTACATTGGGTCGGGAGTAATTAGTGTTCTGATGTTTTAGTGTTCACATAAAGACCAACCACGCTCATAAAATTTACTTTGATCATCTGTCTCGTATTTTCGCTCAAACATCAATAATTCTCGGTAAAATTTCGCGTCTGATAACGACATTTTCGATTGTTGTGATTTAACATCAGCTGTCGATAAAATATTCTCATTGGGATCAACTAAGAAAAAGACTAGAATATCACGATAGCCTTTTTTTTGTTTATTTACTAGTGAAAAAGAGGATACTTTATGTTGGAAAAAATTGGGAAAAACCAGACATAAATCTTTTTGAGTTTTTACAGAACCCAATTTAAAAATAGATTCTGCCAATTCACCATCTCCATTGTCATTAATATTATAATGACGTTCGACATAACCCCATCCTCCCTGTGGATAAGGAATAGAATCCCATTCAAAACTTGTAGTCGCTCGAAATTCCAATTCATTTGTTGTGATATTATCCATGTCAAAATAATAAATTCCAGTTGCCACAATCTTTTCTCGCGGCATTCCTTCCAAATGCCATGATCCTCCTGAAAAATCAGGATTTTCAGGTTCTAATTGTGTTCGGCCGATTTTTACAATTACTTGGCATTTTTCCATGTTTGAATATGATTTCATTTTTCCTATGTTGACCACATTATGTAACACTTTGTTGAAACCTGGCACAAATTGTTTGAATATATCTCCAATACAATTATATAATTCTGGGTATTTAGTACGATCTAAATTATTAATTGGTGATTTAATTTCCACATGTTTTACTTCATTTTCTGGGTTTAAGTTATTATTACATTTGTTTGTATACGACACATGAAAATCCGATGGAAGCCATTGAAAAATCGATTGATATTTTTGATCTGGTAAATATTGATTGATTTTAGAAATTAAATTGGAATCCAGATTTTGTTTCACTTGTTCTCCCATTCGCGTCATGCTAATTCCATTCACATAACAATATAATGAAGGATGAATAATATCGATTACTTGTTGGTTGGATCCAGGATGATAATCCACACCGTATTGATTAGATTGATCTTCTTTTAATTGATTTACCAACTGAATAAATCTTGCTTGAAGAGGATGACCCACTTTGACACCCTGATCTGTCATTTTAAGTAAATATTTTTTCATAGTTTCCGAAAAGGAATTCTTACATTCACATGGAATTTTTGATCGTTCTATACACTCTTTTCTCCATGAATCATCTGATTCATCGTCATCCCAATCATCTTCGTCACTATCAAGTAAATTTCCATCAACACAAACAATACATCCACATTCACAATCTGGAAAATCAAAATCAGATGCGTTAAACATTATATTGGCAAACCATTCATATTGAGTTTCATTATAATCATATTTTATATTTTGTCTTTCTTGATATGATTCCAACAAAGACTTGATTACTGAAAATGCTTTTTCAGGAGCTCCTTGCTCTCCCAATTCTTTTTTCCATTTTTTTGAAATAATAGGATCTTGAATTTTTTTTTCCCATTTGGGTTTTTGAATTATGGCATTTATGGCATTCATTGTGAAAATTTTATAAAAATATACTTTAATAATCATTTAATTTATTCTCAAATTTATTATTATTTGAGAATAAATTAAATGATTATTATTTGAAATTTCGTTTATTTTTCACTTTATTTTTATTTGTCAACTTAAATGGAACAAATTCACAAATACAAAATTGTTGACAAATTTTTTACAAAAACTCAATGTGAACGCCTTATTCAATTATTTCAAGGTGAAGAAACAGAAATAGGTGATGATAAATATGGTCGTTTTGATTTTACACATTCTCATCTTGCTACATTTATAGAAAAAAAATTACAAATTCATGAAGAAACAAATGAGTTTATGAAAAATGAAAAATTCCAAGTGAATGATAAATTTTACATGAATAAATATTGGCCAAATTCCAGTTTTATTGGCAATCACATTGATGGAACCATGCATTTTGGAAAATTCACAACCTTCTGGTCCATCATCATTTATTTAAATGACGCTTATGGTGGAGATCTTATTGTAAATAATGATACACATGTTGAGGCGAAAGAAGGTCGTTTAGTATTATTGGATCAAAATACGCTTCATAAAGGAGATAAAGTACAAACAGGATTTAAATATATGATTCGAACAGATTTAATTCGAGAAAAATGAGAGATTAATTGAAAATTAAATTCAACTAATAAATTAAAAGAACAATTTTAAATATGACAAAAATCACATTTAAAGATTATCCTGAATTTAAACCAAATTTAACGCCAGAAGAAATATTTTCATTAGGTAGTTTTGGCGGAACCTATTGGAGACCAATTCAATCAATTTATTACAAAAAAAAATTACGAAATCAACATAAAGAGTTTTCCTTTTTGGCACACATAAATTTAAAATTATTAACACAAACCAAACCAAACAAATCCATGAATAAATATGGAGTGTTAAGTGGGAATTCTTTAGAAACATGGCATGACAAAGGATGGATTAAAAAACAAGATCCATATGGATGGGTACAATGGTATTGTCGTTTCTATAATGGTCGACGCACACCTGATGATAAACGTCAAATAAATCGTTGGCTGAAATTCACAGGTCCAAAGGGTCGTTTCAAAAAACGATTAATAAACATGATTTTGAAAAAAAACACAACTTTTGATGATTTTTCAATAAGTCCAGTAATCCGTCAAGGACTGCAACAATGGGCTTACCAATTAACAAAAAAAGATTTAACCAATTAATTAAAAAAACTTTGTTTTTAGTTGCTTCGCTTAATATGCATAATTTATAACACCAGATTTAATTTGGCATTGTACTTTATTTTTTACAAATAAATCTAAAACTTTTTTAAATTCTTGTTTGAATTTCGGGATTTTACTCACATAATTACATTTTTCTAAATCAATTATTTTATTTAATCCCACATTAAATTCTTGTTTAAATGGTGTTTCATCTAGATTAATTAATAATATTTGGGGAAACTCATTTGGTTCCATAAACAATTGGTCTGACAATTCCTCGTTATTTTCACAAAATTCATACCAATCAAATTTTGGATTTTGAATTTTAAGATATAAACCAATATAAACATATTCATACCGACCCATTTATTTCTTTATTTACACAATACTTCCAACAAACGTATTCAAATTTTTTTAAATACCTTTTTCATCTTTTGATTTGAATTAATTTTGATATAAAACTATTACAGAATCAATGATTACAGATAAAAAAATATAAAATGTCGAATTTAATAGTTATTGGAAGTGGCGCGCGCGAACATATCATAGTAAAAACACTCTTACAATCATCAGAAGTAAAATGTGTTTATGTGTATCCTGGAAATGACGGAATTTTTCAATTAGAAGGAGCGGTTAAATTAACAAAAAGTTGCTATTCACTAGAATTTGTGTCTTTTTGTAAAGATCAACAAATCAAAATGGTCTTTTTTGGACGAGAACAAGAATTAGTCGATGGTATAGTTGATAAGTTATTACTTAATGACATTCCTTGTTTTGGCCCAACAAGAGCTGCCGCAATGATTGAGGGAAGCAAGGATTTCTCAAAGCGATTTATGGCAAAACACGGAATACCAACTGCTGCGTTCACAATTTTTGACTCTTACGAAAAATCGTATGATTATTTATTTAATAAAGTTAATTACAAAAATTTTGTTGTCAAGGTGTCTGGATTGGCCGCAGGTAAAGGAGTTTTAATTCCATCGAATGATAAAGAATTGAATGAATTTTTAGTGGATGTATTGGATAAAAGAAAATATGGTGTAGATAATACATTGGTAGTGGAACAAAAATTATATGGTGTTGAAGTTTCCGTCATTGGATTTTGTAATGGTAAAGATGTATATTTAATGCCTCAATCTCAGGATTATAAAAAAATTGGAGATGGTAACAAAGGTCTAAATACAGGTGGAATGGGATCTTATGCACCAGTCGCAATTTTAACACCAATTGAATTAGAAAAAGTTCGTCAACACATGTTGAAAATTGTCAAACAAATTGGATATATTGGAGTATTATATGCGGGAATTATGAAAACTGTTGATGATGTTTATTTTCTTGAATTTAATTGTCGTTTAGGCGATCCAGAAGCTCAAGTTTTATTGACATTGTTGAATTCTGATTTATATAAAATTTGTCTAGATTGTATTGCTGGAAATCCACTCAAGATTCAATGGAAACCAGGATATGCGAGCTGTTTGGTGTTGTCACACGAATCCTATCCAAAATCTAAATCGATGACTGAATTGCCCATGACAATTTCTCCGGATTTTCCTGAAAAAATCAATATCTATTGGTCAAACATGAAAATTCGCAAGGATGATAATACATATTTAACGACAGGTGGACGTGTTGCATCAATGGTTTATTATGACGAATCATCACTTTTTAATTCCATTAATTATATTTATAATCATACAAGTAAAATAGATTATTCCAGAAAATATTTCCGCCGCGATATTGTCGTTTCTTCCATTCGAGATTCAATATCGTGTACTACTTATCCATTAAAACTTGCTATTATTCGAACTGGTGGTAATCAAGATAATGAACAATCAATCAAATATTTTAATTTATTGTTGGAAGAACTTGACATTGTGGGAATCAAAGTGAAACTGGTGATTTACGATGAATTTCATGACATAATTACTCAAAACCAAAAGATACGTCAAAATAACATATCTCTTTTTTATAAATCTCCACAAATCAACGATACTGAAACTATTGAATTATTACGATCTTTTGGTATTGACTTAGTTGTAATACTGAATAATGAGTTATCTTCCACTTCCACTTCTACTTCAAATTCTACTTCAAATTCTCTATTGGATGCATTTCATAATAAACTTTTGACATATAGGCCTTCTTTTTCAATAGAAAACAGAGACAATAATTATCCAATTCAAGTATGTTCAATGATGATCAATCAAAAACAGATTTTTCATCAAAAACAATTTAATTTGAATGATCCTCATGAAAATTTATATTGGGAATTCAAACGCTCTGAAAAAGACGAAAAATATCGCGTTCTCATGAGACATACATCTGTCCAACTAATCGTTGATTCAATTTTATTATGGAGTCAAACACCATTAACGTACAAACAATCTGGAGTGGATATTGACCAAGGTAATAAGTTTGTAGATTTTATTAAAACACTTGATCCACAAATAAATAATAAAATTGGGGATTTTGGCGCGATTTATGAATACAAAGGATCTAAATTAGTGGCAGCATGTGATGGAGTGGGAACAAAATTAAATTTGGCAATTAAAACTGGATGCTACAATACAATTGGAATTGATTTGGTCGCCATGTCAGTCAATGATTTATTGGCATGTGGAGCAAAACCATTGTTCTTTTTAGATTATTTAGCGGTGGATAAATTGAATCCTCAAACCAGTCAACAAATTTTAAAAGGAGTTTATACGGGATGCCAATTATCAAAATGTCAGCTAATTGGTGGTGAAACAGCTGAAATGGCAAATGTATATCGATACAAAGGATTTGATTTGGCGGGATTTGCGATTGGTACTTTGGAACAACCAAGATTACCTGTTGGCAAAATACAAAAAGGTCATGTTTTATATGGATTATCATCAAGTGGAGTTCATTCAAATGGTTATACTTTAATTAATAAATTAGTGGAACGAGACACTGCTACACATGAAACTTTAATGGAATTGCTGACACCAACTAAAATTTACATTGAATTATTAAATATAATGGATAATTATAAAAAAGAATTAATGGGAATTTCACATATTACGGGTGGTGGACATATTGATAATATTATGCGAATTTTACCAATGGGATTAACATTTCAAATGAAAAAATGGGTGTTTCCCAAGATATTTGAATGGATTCAATCTGCTGCTGGAATTGATTATCATGAGATGATGCGCACTTATAATTGTGGTTATGGAATGGTTTTATGTTTTAATCAAGAATTGGATTTTACAATGGGAAATCCATATAGGTTTGTTAAATTGGGAGAAATAATTGAAGGCACTGAGCCAGTCTTTTTGGAATAAATTCTTCTTGGGAAAAAAATTTGATTATTTAATTGAATTCTACATACAAAGCATATAACTATTAAATAATTAAATTCGTCAGTTAAAAACCCATAAAAATGATGAAATCTGTGAAAATTTATGAAGGAAAATATAATGATAGTCATAATAAAATACAAAATGACATTGAAATTTCCTTAAAAGACCGGTGATCAATCCGATAATCAATCCAACAATCAAATAATTCGCGAAATAATTCGTGAAAAAACTGTTTACATATGCCCACCATGCCCGAGTAATCAATGCATATAGTCAATTTATATGTTAGTAAAATTATAATTTATTACAAATGTATCACATTTCATACAACTTGCTTAACTCACTTTCTTCATTATATGTATCCTTAAAATTACGTTCAATTATATCCTTCCAATATTCCTCTCGCTCATTTTTGTCTTCTTCTTTATCTCCTTCTTTGTCTCTTTCTTTGTCTCTTTCTTTGTCTCTTTCTTTGTCTCTTTCCTTTTTTTTTGTGGAGGATAGACATGACCATAATGCTCTTGTTTTTGTTAAAGTTTGTCGTATAAACCATGTTTCACGATTATTAAATTTATATGCGTTAATTTCAGTCTTGGCTCGATCATTATCGTTGGAGCAATGATAATTTCGTTTATTCAGATCATACGCATGAATTAATTCATGTGCCAATGTTTCTTTTGTATCATTTAAATTGTGTGTTTTTTTAGTATCGTTCTGGCAAATCACAATTGTATTTGCGACGCCATCCCATGATATACAAGATCCACCGAGTCCTTTATTTTTACATGGCCCACATGAAATTAATATGTTGTCATGAGTATTTCTTTGTTTACTCAAATCATTATAATTTTCATAAAGTTTATGAGATTTAATGACTAAATTACGGTCATTAAGTTCACGTAAATATAGTAAATGTTTATCAGATTCCAATAATTGTTTAATTTGATAATGATTTATTGTTTGTGTAGTGGTGTCATTTTTATTGTGAATAACTTCAATTGGTTCAACTTTAATTGGTTCAATTTCACCAAAAACCGCATTTCGAATTTTAAATAAACAATCATGAAATCCAGCTTTTATATTTTCAATGGAACATTCGTTTTCTTCAAAAAAATTATGTTTACAATGTTTGTCGTTGGAATGATGGACATGCCGTAAATAATGCATATACAAAAAAAACATTCCAAATTGTTTATTTAATGTTTTTAATAAAAAAGTTGTTTAATAAAAGAAAAAATTATAAAAAATCAAATTTAATTACACCTAAATTACAAACGTCACAGAGCAACACTACTGTCTTAAAGTATTTAAAAAATCAGAGCGAACTTGTACTACATAATAATCACATGTCAATGCTGAAAAAATGTCTCCAATATCATCAAGGCGAACAAACGGATCTTCCCATGTATCACCTTGGTCTCTTACCACAGCTATACGTTGATAATCGCTGGCACGAAACTCATTCATTTGATCAAAATTATAGGAAAAATAAGCTTTACGAATATCAATAATTTCACTCAATGGAATCTGACGCTTATACCAAAAATCAGATGGATCTCCATGTCGCGTGGCCATATGACGTTTAATTGTCACATCAATATGATTTGGTGATGAATTGTTTGAATAAGAGAGTGAATGTATACTTACCAGTATTGAAACTATATCGTTATTAGGTTGATTATTAGGTTGACGTTGATTTGCCATGACGTTTATACTACAAACAAACTACGAAAGATACCTGAATACCTAAAAATAAAAAATAGTTTTAAAAAAATCAAATTTTTAAAACTATTTTTTATTTTTATTTATTGCAGGATTCCTTGGAACAAAATTTTTATTATAAATCCAACATGAGCTCGTTGTAAGCCATTTTTATTTAACACTCGATTTACACAACTGACAAAACATAATTTATAGATTGTTTTATTTTTTGGTAAAAAATAATAAATAATTTTTAAATCCTTGGTTTCTAATTTAATTGGTCGTTGCTCTTTTAAATAAAC